TTCCCGACAGGAGAAAGGGCAAAGCCCCGAAGACCGTTAAGGACAGCCACCCCAGGCCAACCACAGCCAACCCCTCACGCCGGCGAAATTCACCCTTCGGCCTAATCAAGCCCAGTAAAAAGCCTACTAGTAGTGTAAGACCGATCGTCTGGCCAAAAGCCAACCAGTCGGTGCTCTGATCGTAAAGGGCGACCCCCAGCGGAATCAGCATAATTAACGCTTCTAGAAGTAATAGTTTACTAATTGAATTTAAAACCAGTCGCAACCTCATCACGATCCTGCTCCTCTATTAAGAGCCTTTACGTTGTCATCCTTTAATTATCCCGGTCCAATCAACGCAAAAAGCTTATTGATGATAAAAAAGGTTCTCTACCTCTGGAATCAGTTGTTTCAGGGCAAAAACAATGACATGATCATGAGGGTGAATCTGGGTGTCACCCCGTGGCACAATCACGTTATGATCATGAATAACCGCGCCGATCAGCATCCCCCGGGGCAAACCCAGATCTCGTAGTTTCTTTTTGGTCACCGGCGAGTTTGGTTGGGGAATCACCTCAAGAATCTCGGCATCACCCGATTGCAACAGGTTTATATTGACAATGTTACTCTTCCTGACTAATTTAAGGACCGTATTTACTGTCAACAGCCGCGGTGTGATCGCGGCTGTAACCCCAATCATATCGGCGAGCGGAATATAATCTTCCCGCCCAACCTCACAGAGCACTTCTTCCACTCCCATATTCCGGGCTAGTAAAGCAGCTACTAAATTACTGTTTTCCGAACCCTGTAGGGTGATGAAGATATCATCTGCCCCCAGACACTGTTCTTCCAAAGTTTCTTTCTTCGTAGGGTCGGCGCAAAGAAAATCACAACCGGTTAGTTCTGCTGCCAACGTCGCACAAAGTTCCGGGTCGGGCTCAATCACAATGATCTCCGGGATCTTTTTTTTCTGGAGGAGCAGGCGGACTAAATATTGAGTAATCAAGCCGCCGCCCGCAATCACCACCCGCCGGAAGACGGGAGTCTTTTTCTTGATTAATCCATTTAAATGCTGAAAACCGGTGGTCTCGCCAAGAAGCAAAATTTTATCATTTGGCAGGAGGCAGGTATCCCCCCGCGGAATCAAGGCTTTTTCCCCGCGGGACACCGCGACAATCGTAAATCGGTCCAGACTTAGATCAGCGATCTTCTGACCGGCAATCGCCATTTCCTGAATGACTTTAAGTCCGATTAAACTTAGTTTCCCCTCATAGAAATACTCCATGTCGGTGGCCATCGGGATTTCGATTAACCGGAAGATCTCCTGCGCAGCCAGGTGTTCGGGATTGATAATCAGATCAATTCCATAACTGGAATAGGAGAGCAGATAAGGATGGGAGGAAGTATAATCGGAATTCCGGATCCGGGCCACGGTCATTGGGACCCCGCATTGTTTGGCGGTCATACACGCAATCATATTCAGTTCATCGTTTTCGGTCACGGCAAGGATAATATCGACCGCTTTAATGTCAACCGTCTCCAGCGTCCGCGCGCTAGCCCCGTTCCCCACCACCGTCATCACGTCCAAATGAGCAGCGGCGACTTTTAATACTTCGGCGTCCTTATCGATAATAATAACATCATGTCCCTCTTCGGAGAGGGCTTTCGAAATATTGTATCCGACGCGTCCAAGACCAACAACGACAATACGCATTATCCTTCCCCACACTTTTCTTTATATTGGAAATTAATTTCGTAAATAAGTTATATTATATGCTCATCCGTCCAAAAAAGCAAATACCGTGCAGAGGCAAAAATCCCACTAACAAGTGGGATTTTTTGCCTTTAAACAAGAAGTCCCTGTTTCTTATTTTTGATCCGATTTTAAATTTTCTCCACTTTCAACCCAGCCGGATAACCGTTAATATCCCATTCCTCAAAAGCGTCAGTCTGCTCAGCCTGGGCCTGGATCTCCACCGCCAGCGTCTCCTCGAGAATATTGTCTTTGAAGGCCTGGATGGCGGTGGTCACTTCCGGACCAGCCCAGTAGGTGAGCTTAATCCGATCGGTCAGTTCAAACTGGGCATTCTTCCGCATATTCTGCACCTTGGAGACAATCTCCCGTGCCAATCCTTCCTGCTTTAATGCCGGGGTCAGATCGGTGTCTAAGATTACATAATTATCCCGGTCCGCCTCTAGGGCAAAGCCGGGGCGATCCTCAGTCCGAATCTCCAAATCTTCGGCGCTCAGTTCCACCGGGCCGCCATCAAGGTTTAGATTAAGCTTTCCGGTTTGGCGCAAGGTTTTCACCAGGTCGGCCGCGGCGCTCGTGGCCAAGGCCTTGCTGATCGCTTTCATCAATGGACCGTATTTCGGTCCGAGGACCGCAAAATTCGGTTTCACGGTATAGGTGACGTAATCGTCCGGAGCCTCCACGTACTTAAGGGTCTTCACGTTCAGTTCCTCTTTGACCAGTGCTTCCATGGGTTTTAACGTTGTTTCACACTGACGGTCAACTCCGAGCGCTGCCAAGGGCTGCCTAACTTTGATCTGAACCTTGTTCCGGGCGGCCCGCCCTAAAGAAACCAGGTCGATCACCAAGCCCATGTGCTCTTCCAGCTCGGCATCGATCAGGGCATCATCGGCTTGGGGATAAAGCTCCACATGGACCGATGGTTTTTTCCCTTCGCCCCGCACCAGATTGCGGTAGATATCTTCAGACAGGAAGGGCGCAAAGGGCGCCATTAATTTGGCCACTCCCACCAGCACTTCCCATAAGGTACGGTAGACCGCCTTTTTATTCTGGTCCATCTCCGGTGCCCAGAAGCGGTCCCTAGTGCGCCGGACGTACCAGTTGGAAACATCGTCAACGACAAAAGTTTGGATCGCCCGTACCGCTTTGGTTAAGTCGTAAACGGCCAGATCGACCTGGATCTGTTTGGTCACCGAATTGAACCGGGAGATCAGCCAACGGTCGATCTCCTCCCGTACCGCCACCGGCAGGTCATAGGATTCCGGGTCCGCCTCATCAATATTGGCGTACAACGTGAAGAAGGAGTAGACGTTTAACAAGGTCCCGAAGAACCGTGCGGAGACTTCCTTCAACCCTTCTTCATCAAAGCGCGTCGGCATCCACGGCGGGGAGACCGCCAGCAGGTACCAACGGGTCGCATCAGCACCGTATTTATCCAGCACACTCCAGGGGTCCACCGTGTTACCCCGGGATTTGGACATTTTTTGGCCGTTTTTATCCAAAACCAAGTCATTCACGACCACATTCTTGTAGGCCGGTTGGTCAAAGAGGAAAGTCGAGATCGAGAGGAGCGAGTAGAACCACCCGCGCGTCTGGTCGATCCCTTCACAGATAAAGTCGGCTGGGAAAAGTTGGTCAAAGTCTTCCTTATGCTCAAAGGGATAATGCCACTGGGCATAGGGCATCGACCCGGAATCAAACCAACAGTCGATCACTTCCGGCGTTCTCATCATCCGCCCGCCGCACTCACACTTCAGATGAAGGTCGTCAATGTACGGACGGTGCAGATCGATCGTTGCCGGATCCACCGGTTCAAAGGCGCGCTCCGCCAGTTCCGCGCGGGAACCAACGGCGTCTAGCCGGTTGCAGCTTTCACACCGCCAAATATTTAGGGGGGTCCCCCAGTAACGGTCACGGGAGAGGGACCAGTCGATGACATTCTCCAACCAGTTGCCAAAGCGCCCTTTTCCCACGTGTTCCGGATACCAATTAATCTTATTGTTATTCGCAATTAAGCGGTCTTTATACTTGGTCACTTCGATATACCAGGATTTCCGAGCGTAATAGAGTAAGGCCGTATCACACCGCCAGCAGTAGGGGTAGGAGTGGGTAATCCGCTCTTTCTTGAACAGCTTCCCTTCAGCCTTTAAGTGGGCAGTGATCTCATCATCGGTGTCACGGACAAATCGGCCAGCCCAGGGGGAAATCTCCGCGGTAAAATTCCCGGCTTTATCCACCGGTTGTAGCACCGGTAAGTTATGCTTCCGCCCCAATTGATAGTCGTCTTCACCAAAGGCCGGAGCGATATGCACGATCCCTGTTCCATCCTGGGTGGAGACAAAATCCGCCCCGTAGACCCGGAAGGACGGTCCACTTGCTTCTAGAAAGGGGAGGAGTTGCTCGTACGCTAGATTTAGCAGCTGTTCCCCCTTAACCTCCTCAACAATCTCGGCTTCTTTCCCCAGAACCGCCGCAACCCGTTCCCGGACGAGGATATAGATGCAGTCGTCCTCCGGCCGTCTTGCTTTCACGTAGGTAAAAGCAGGGTTAATCGCCAAGGCTACATTGGAAGGGAGGGTCCAAGGGGTAGTGGTCCAAACTAGGAAATATTCATTCGCGGTGCCGACAACCTTCATGCGGACATAAATCGAGTTGATCGTTTCGTCCTTATACCCTAGGGAGACCTCGTGGGAAGCTAGGGGAGTACCACACCGGGAACAGTAGGGCATAATCTTATGGCCTTCGTAGATCAGCCCAGCGTCAAAATACTTTTTTAGAATCCACCAGACCGTTTCGATATAATCGTTATTTAAAGTAATATAGGGATCATCCAGATCGATCCAGTAACCGATCCGTTCGGTCATCCGCCGCCATTCCTTTTCGTAGGTGAAGACCGACTGCCGACACTGGTGATTAAAGGCTTCGATCCCATACTCTTCAATCCCCAGTTTTGAGGAGAGCCCCAGCTGTTTCTCAACTTCAATCTCCACCGGGAGGCCATGGGTATCCCACCCGGCTTTCCGGTTTACCTGATAGCCTTCCATCGTCTTATAACGGCAGACCGTATCCTTAATCGTCCGCGCCAGAACATGGTGAATCCCCGGCCGTCCATTGGCGGTGGGCGGCCCTTCGTAAAAGATAAACGGCGACGCCCCTTCGCGGGCGGTGACGCTAAGCTTTACCATATCCTGAGCTGACCATTGGCGCAGAATCTCTTCTTCCCGTTTACTGGCGGGACTCTTCACATTGACTTCGCGAAACTTTCCACCCATTGGTTAAAACCCCTTTCCTCCAAACCCTCCAGTTATATTTATTGCACTTCGCTGAATAAAAAAACAGAAAAACCGCCCACAAAGGGACGGTTTTTAAACCGTGGTACCACCCAATTTGGCAGGATCGACATCAATTGCCAGTAAATAAGCACTCCTACCCGCTTCGCGCCATAACGGTGGCTTCCGTCCAGACTTACTGTTGGTTCGGTCCGGAGGCTCCAGGCTGATCTTCATGCCGGTCAAAGTATCCCCTTTCCACCTATCCGGGGACTCTCTGTTACCTGTGCCCGCACTACTCTTCCTTTCATCGCCTGTTAAACTCAATAATTATGTCATATTTTAGCCTATTCTGACCGAAAAGTCAATTGGCTGGCGTTAATTCTCCGTACACTTCACCATTCCATCATTCCATCTCAGACGGAGGCATAGATATTTAAGAGTATTTCTTAACCGAAGTGTAGAATGAATAAGGGGTGATCACTTGGGTCCGTTTGGTTGTGCTTTATTGGGTGCCATCTGCTGGGGGTTAGCCCCAATCTTCGGTAAATTGGGGCTAAAAGGAGTGCGGACTTTTGATGGTCTGGCCGCGCGCACTTTTATTACCGTGCTTTTGGTGACTGGCTGGCTCCTCGGTAGTGGAAGCTTCAAACGGATTACCACTTTCCATCCCCGCACCTGGTTTTTTCTGGCGATCGAGGCTTTTCTGGCTACTTTCGCCGGGGATCTAGCCTATTATGCTGCCCTTAAAAATGGGGAAGTGGGGCAAACTGCTCTAGTCTTAGCCAGTTCGCCCTTGGTGACGTTCTGTGCCGGGTTTCTCTTTCTCCAGGAAAAAATAACGTTCCTCAAAACACTGGGTGCCGCTTTTATTTTTATCGGCATCATTTTAATGGCGATCAATAGTTCCTAATTTCTTAGCGCGCTTTCCCGGGTTACGCTCTACTACCTGCGCCAACGGGTAATAGTAATCCACCCCTCTTTTTTTGATCGTTTTTTCCCCAGTCGGCGCTTCAATCGTCAACCAGGAGCGTACCCTCATACCTTCCGCTCCTGGGATAATCACCCTTTCTTCCCCTGGCTTCAATTGATCATTCTTCCGGTAGATGGTCTGATAGTCCCAGCGCCCTAATATCTCATGCTGCCAGATTACCTTCGGCGGCCTTTCTTTTCCATAGAATGCTATATATAGGGTCTGATCCTTGCTTTCTGCCCAAATAACCAGCGGAAACCCGGTATTGTTCCGGAACCGGAAATCCTTATAAGCCGCAATCGTGGCATCTTGTCCCGGAGGTACATAGGGGACAAGCATACTGTGGGGCCACCGTTCGACGATTTCCAGATCAGCTAAGATCGCTACATTATATAGGGTGCTGGCAATTTTACAGATTCCACCGCCAACCGTCTGAATGACCTGTGAACCGTAATAGGCAGGCCCTTTTTGGAAATTCCGCTCAGTCGTCCGCGGTCCGATTGCCCCGTTGGTGGAGAAAACCTCCCCCGGATTCACTACCTTTCCCGCAATTATACTGGCCGCAAGCTGCACGTTATGTTCTTCTCCCGGGAGTGGATCGGGAAGGGTCGTTTGGAAAGCGCCGCGACGTACCGTCGCTTGATGTCTGAGACATAAACTTTGAAAATCCGGATCATTTTCCCACCATAGCCTAGTCTTTTCTGGAATGGGTTTTCCGTACGGATGCTCTTTTTCCAGTTCGATCCCTAATTTATTTTGTTGTGCCTTAGCCCCTATTTTCGTTTCCGAGGGGTCCCCTTCCCTCCAAGGACCCTCGGGCAGCCCCCAAAAAAGCGAGCCACCGATCAACAGGATGATGAAAAAAAAAGCACAATTCGACGTGAAAACATCTCAAACCACTCCTCTGGATAAGTGTTCTTCGACCGTATTTTCCCCAAAAGTGCGGTAAAAAAAGCGACCACCCAATTTGTACTTTAAGGAAAGTTCGTCGACATCCAGATCTTACCGGAAGAAAATTTGTAATCTTATGCTAAACTTATTATGTAACCTTTTATATTACTTTTAGAAAGAGGCGAATCGCTTTGTTGCATCGATCCACTTCTAAATTGCTTCTGCTCCTTTTCATCCTTGGCCTTTCTGTTTTCGCGCTCCATTTGTCTCCTTGTTTGGCTCAGGATAGAAACGCTCAAGTCCCTGCTCAGCGGGGAAGTGCTCGCCAAAGTTATTCGGTGCGGAAAGGGGACTCGCTTTTCCTAATTGCCGAGAAATACCAAACAACCGTTAAGAAGCTAGTGGCGGCCAACAACCTTAAATCCGATCTGATCATTCCCGGCCAGGCTCTAGTTCTCCCGAGCGGAGCAACGCTGCGGAATGACGCAGCAACCAACAGCAATTCAAGCCTGACGGCGATTCTTCGTCAGAAAGGGATTACTTCCTCCAGAGATCTATCCATTCTGGTGGTAAAATCGGCCCATAGTCTTTCGATTTTAAATAAGGGTGTTTGGCTTAAAACCTATCATGCCGAATTTGGGGACGGCGGCCCAGGAGACAAGGAAATTGCCGGTGACCACAAGACCCCGGAAGGAACTTTTTATGTTAGTCAAAAATCAGTGCTAACTCCGGAAGATGAATATCTTGGGACCCGTTGGTTGAGACTGAGTTATCCCAACATTGAAGATGCCGAACGTGGACTGGGGCAAAAATTAATTGACCGTGCGACCTACCAGCAGATCGTCGCGGCGATCCAAAAGGGTGCCATCCCCCCGCAATATACGAAACTTGGCGGCGGGATCGGAATTCATGGCGCGGACAAGTCTGCTTTTGGCACTAACTGGACCTGGGGTTGCATTGGCCTACGCAACCAGGATGTGGAAGAATTTTATGACCTAATTCCGGTCGGCACCAAAGTGGTGATTAGAAAATAAAGCTGGGGGAGGAAAAGACCGGCTTTCTGTGGAATGATGTTTGAAGTACTGCTTATGGGAGGAAAGATGGAAACCGTTTATTATACTGTTGCGCGGGAATTTACCTGGGAACAAAAGATTGAACGTTCGCTTTTTATCGGACAGTCCAGGTCGGTGGTTGATGCCGAGGAAGCGCAAGCCTTTGTCGCTCGGATCAAAACCGAGGTCCACCCCCAAGCGACCCATAACTGTTTCGCCTACCGGATTGGCAGTGGGGATCACCCCCTGACCTACTATAGTGACCAGGGCGAACCGACGGGTACCGCCGGGCGGCCGATTTTAAATGCCATCCTCCAACAGGAGCTAACCAACACTGTGGTTGTGGTTACCCGCTATTTCGGCGGAAAGAAACTAGGCATCCGCGGCTTGATCGATGCCTATCATTCCACCGCCCGCGAAACCTTGGTCGCCGCCGGACGGAGCCTCCTTGTTCCGACCTTCCTCCTAGGCCTAGAAATCCCCTACCCCCAGTTACCGGTCGTCACCCACCTTTGCCAAACTTACGGGGGAGAAATAGAAAACCAGGATTACGGGGTCACCGTCCGGTTGGACATCCGCCTGCCGGAGAAGCATCGCGCGGCGCTGATCACCGCTTTAAACGGCCTCCCCGACGTAAAATGTTCCCCCGAAAAATAAGGCTTTTGGCTTGTGCCCTTTTTTGACGCTGGGCATATCCTAATACTAAAGAAATGAAGTTTAACCACCGATTAGACGACGTTTCTTTCCTCACCAAACTTCTCCGGCCTTTTCCGCACCAAAGGCCATCCGATCTCTAATCTGATCGTTCAAGATAAAGGCGGTAACCCCGCCTTTTTTTATTGGCCAAAATTAGGCAGCAGTTTGAAACCTTGACAGCGAACTGCTTCTTTGCTACAATAATGAATGTAGTATTTGCCGAAGTGGCGGAATGGCAGACGCAGTAGACTCAAAATCTACCGCTCGCAAGGGTGTGCCGGTTCAAGTCCGGCCTTCGGCACCAAGACTTTAAGCCAAACAGGCTATAAATAAATTAGAGTTTTTACACACTTTGTACACACTCTAGAAAAACCGGGGTTTTATCCCCGGTTTCTGCTAGGTATGCTATGTAGTTAATTTCTTAGTTCCCTTCCTCCGCCAAGGAAGGCTTTTTCTTTTTAAAGACGTCGTTAATACTTTCCGCTGCCTTTTCTTTAATTTCAGGGTCTACATGGCTGTAAATGTCCATGGTTACCTGAATAGTGCTGTGGCCTAATAGTTCCTGAACTACTTTAGGGTGCTCTCCGGCTTTTAAAAGTAGGGACGCATAACTATGCCTCAAGTTATGAAAATGTATTCCTTCTAAGCCGTTCGCCCTCATCAGTTTAAGGAAGTGTTTTGATAGGGTGCCCGGTTCAATCATCCGGCCATCTTCCCAGGTGAAAACAAACCCGTTATTTTTATATAACCCGCTTATTTTGATTTTTAGTTCCTCCTGGGTCTGCTTAGACTTCCACTTCTTAAGGTCGGTCACCACTTCTTCGGGAATTGGTATAATCCGTTTCCCTTTTGCTGTTTTCGGAGGCTGAAATATTAACTTAGTTTTTGGGCCGGTTTTATCTTCGTTTTTAACCCTTGAAACGGATTCCTTAACGTGGATAACTCCTTTTTTAAGATCAACATTTTCCCATCTTAGCGCGCATAATTCGCCTAACCTTAACCCAGTTCCTAAAGCCGTAAAGAAAGCTGTAAACCATCTATCTGTTGAAATGTTTTTAATAAATTCTATAATCTGTTTTTCTGTCAGGTAAGCCGCCTCTCTCTTTTCCTGCTTTGGTACTCTAGTCGCTTTGGCCGGGTTTCTATAGATTTTACCTTCCTTTAATGCCTGCTCTAGACATTCGTTAATAAGAACGTGCATATACCGGACCGATCGGGGGGAAAGGGTTCCAGGTCTACCGTTTAGTTTCTTTTCCTTAAGTTTTTTATTGTAAAACTTTTGAATCTGGTTAGGCTGCAATTCACAAAGAAGGATTCCGCCTAATCCTGGTTTAATGTGGTTATTGATCCACCGGCCATAATTATCCCAGGTGGTTGGTCTCACGTTTGCTTTTGCGTATTCGTTATACCATATATCGATCCACTCGCCAAAATATAAACGGCTTGATTCAATGTATCCTCCCTCTTTTTCGTGCCTGTGAATCGCGTCTTGAAGTTTTCTTTTTACCTCGGCTTGGGTTTTCCCGTAAAAATAAACCCTTTTTGGTTGGTTCTTTTTAGCGTCCCAACCGATTAAAGCGGATGCTTGCCATTTACCATCTTTGCGTTTAGTGATACTCCCTTCACCGTTAGCGCGCCTCTTTGCCAATTACTCCGCCTCCTAAATCTTCTTTCCTGTCGCGTAAGGCCTCCCGCTTAACCTGCTGTAATTGCT